TATAAACCAATAGGAAAGGAAATAAAATGAAAATCACAAAAGGTTATCTAAAAAGACTTATTAAAGAACAGATCGCCGCAATGGATGACGACGATGATTACAAGGTAGGCGACTTTTTAGAAATATTAATCAGTGACGACGGCGAGCGTTCCTTTGAGAAAGTAGAAAGCCCAGGTAATGAATACACAACAAATTATACTAGGAGTTACCCGACTTCATTTAAAGCATTGGTCAAGATTGAAAAAATCGCAAAGCCCGAATATTCAGATGATTAAACAACCAGAGAGGATAAAATGATGCCAGCAATAAAAGCATTTGCAGACGAACACTTAGAAAAATTTATTTCAAAGAAACTCTTGGTGTGGATCACAACAACAGGACTACTCCTTGCCGAGAAGGTCACAGCAGAACAATGGGTAATCATTGCCTCTGCTTATGTTGGAACACAAGGCTTTGTTGATGTCGTAGCTCGTCTAAAGGGCAAATAATGAACTGGCTAATAGCCAAGCAAGTCTTACAAAAGGCTTGGTTCTACATAAAAAATTACTGGTGGGTAGCAGGGTTGATAGCAATCGGCTTTGTTATCCACAAGTTTTTTATGTTCGACAAAAACCCTTTCGAACACCTTTACAAAGAGAAAGTAAAACAAGCAGAAAAAGAAAAGAAAATCATAGAGCAAACCCACCAAGAAGAAAGGGTTGAAAAGACCAGAGCGATTGAAGATTATAAAGTTGTGGTAAAAGCCCTTGAAGAAGATAAAAAAGAAGCCGGCGAAGTAGTTAAGAAAGAAGAGAAAAAAAGAATAAAAGAAATCGTTGCTATGCCTGAAGAAGAGAGAGTCAAAGTCCTCGCTGATGAGTTTGGCTTTGAAATAGTGGAGACAATAAACAAATGGAATTGAATAAAGAAACAATAAAAAGAATGATTAAGGAGATTCGGACTGAACAACTCCTAGAAGCCACCAAAATTTCCAAAACTCTGCGAGTTGAAGTGGGAGATTATGTTCTAGTTGGGTTCGAAGGCACCCGCCGCAAATACCTCACTTCCGTCAAAAGAATAAAACCGAATGGCGATATCGTAGACACAGCAGGGAACACATATGATTCAAGTGGCAGACTAAAGCGAAGGACTGCTAATTCGTATAAATTTGGTTGGTTGTCTGGCTCGGACCCTGGAAATAAAAATGTTCAATTACAGATCTACGACATAGAAGACCGAACAGAAGATTTTCGTGAAACTTTAAAGCGGTATTTAGCTTCTTCTTTTAACAAACTCACCTTAGATCAAATGAAACAAATAGCTGATATTGCTAACGTCACAATAGGCGATGTTCCACATAAAGAAACATGATGAACAAAAAAATTACTTCCCTTCTTATTTTGCTCCTTATGTTATCCACCCCATGCTTCGGTCAGGGAAAAATCTCCTATGTCAAGAAAGGTCAGACTGCTCCATTTGACGGCATTCTCATGGACAAAGAAGCCGAAGCTACCATAACTGCTAAGAGAGAATCAGCAGTTAAAATCTGCGAGATAGAAAAAGACTACGAAACAAAAAAAATAAAAGCAGAATGTGAGTTTAACAAAAGACTTCTAATGATAGAAAAAGAAGCAGAACAAAAAAAGTACAATAGTCTAATGGCTCTCAAGAACGCTGAAATTAAAAGATTAGAAGATTCACTTAAAAAGACAGACAAGACAGATTATACTCGCTGGTGGTTTGCTGGCGGTATTTTAGCTGGCATTGGATTGTCGGTTGGAATCTTTAAGATAGCCGTCGAAATTAGACAATGAAAAAAGATTTAAATGAAGTTGCCAAAATAGAACAAGCGATCGAGAATCGATGGGGAAAGGAGGCTGTTGAGAACCCCGCCTCTCATTGGGACGATCAAAAAGAAAAAGATTATTTAGAGCAACTTAAAGAACAAGCTACAAAACAAGAGAAGTCTTCAGTCACAAAAGAGAAGGATGGTATTTTAATAACATCCAAACTATTTATTGATAGAAAGGCTGATAAATGCCCTGTTTGTTATAATTTTAAGATGTCCAACATCGACAAGGTTATGATAAAGAAAAAGGGACACTGCCAGACCTGCGAATGGAAGAAAAACTAATGTATGATGATAATGTCCATAAAATAATTCAAGGTATCTCAGCCGCAATGGCTAACTCCTATGATGGGGCTACAGACGAGAAGGGTGAGCCAATCAAAATTGGTCTTCGTAGAGAAGAAGGCAATCCCGTTCTAGATAGCCGTGTTATGGACGGATTTGGCTGTAAGATTCAAGGTGACCTTCTAGTTGTAAAGTACAACACAGAAGAGAATCTCCAAGGTCTTCGTGGTATTCACAAGATGGGTCTTGAGAAATACCAAAAAGAAATCGAACAAAGAATGGCTGACATCATCATTTTCATCAAGAAAGAGGCTAAGAAAGCCACCAAAGCCAATGTTGATCTTAAACTAGAAGGCAAGATTGACATTCTCATTGAACCAATGAATAAACTTCGCACCATTGTAACCGCTAAAGCCATGTACAAGATTGGTGGCATGAAAGCCCAAGAAGATCCAAAGCCAGAAGGCAAAGAAAGAAAGTCTGAAGCCGATTTCTACAAGGGTTTCATTTCAAACCTCAAAGAAGCCAAGAGAAATAAAACACTAGGTTATAAGCCTTTCTGGCGTAAATACTAGTTATTTTAATGGCGTTCAAATTAACAAAAGCTCAAATTGTTAACGAAATTGTAAAGTGTGGTAAAGATCCAAATTATTTTATTACAAACTTTTGTAGGATCTCTCACCCACTTGAAGGAACTATTCCATTCAAGCTTTATGATTTTCAAGCAGATTGTATTAATCAATTCAACGAACATAGATTCAATGTAATCAACAAAGGCCGTCAGCTTGGTATCTCTACCACTGTAGCTGGCTATGTTTGTTGGATGATGCTTTTTCATAAAGATAAGAACATTCTTATCATAGCTACGAAATTAAGCACAGCATCTAACTTAGTTAAGAAAGTAAAATTTATGATGAAGTCTTTACCGGATTGGATGAAGATTTCTAAAATCACCACAGACAATAAAAACTCATTTGAACTAGCTAATGGTTCACAGATAAAAGCCTCTTCAACTTCCGGCGATGCTGGTCGTTCAGAAGCTTTAACTCTTTTGGTTATTGACGAAGCAGCCCACGTTGAAGGTCTTGAAGAGCTTTGGACTGGTCTTTATCCAACACTATCTACTGGTGGTCGTTGTATTGCTATTTCAACTCCCAATGGTGTAGGTAACTGGTTCCATAAAACATTTACCGAGGGTGAAGAAGGTAAAAACGACTTCAACACAATTAACCTTCCATGGCAAGTCCACCCAGACAGAGATCAAACTTGGTTCGACAAAGAAACAAGAAACATGTCTCGTAGACAGATAGCCCAAGAGCTTGAATGTTCTTTTAATTTCTCAGGTGAAACGCTAATCCACGGTGAGGACTTAGAAAGGCTACAAAAAAGTTTAGTTGAACCAAAATATAAAACTGGCTTTGACAGAAACTTCTGGATTTGGGAACCATATGAGCCTGGAAAGAATTATGTTTTAGTAGGTGACGTTGCCCGTGGTGACGGTCTAGACTTTTCAGCTTTCCACATCTTTGAGACAGACACAATGACTCAAGTAGCTGAATACCAAGGCAAACCAACCCTAGATGTTTATTCAGAGATGATTTTTGAAGCTAGCCGTGAATATGGCTTCTGCTTAACTGTAGTAGAAAACAACTCAATCGGCATGACGGTTTTAGATAAATTAAGAGAAACTCGTCATCCAAATATTTATTATTCAATTAAACATTCTCATGATTATGTTGATAGGTATGAGGCTGAATCTATTTCTAATTCAGTTCCAGGTGTAACCATGTCTTCAAAATCAAGACCATTAATCATTGCCAAATTTGAAGAGTTCATCAGAACAAAACTAATTACAATAAAATCTCCTAGATTGGCAAACGAAATGAAGACTTTTATTTGGAACAACGGCAGAGCAGAAGCAATGAAGGGTTATAATGACGACTTAGTTATGTCCTGCGCTATTGCTTGTTGGGTAAGAGACATTGCTTTGGTCGCCAATAAAAGAGAATATGATTATAAGATGGCAATGCTTAATTCCGTCACTCGTTCAAATAAAGAATTTAACACTAAAATTCCTGGAATGGTAGGTTATAATAATTCACAGGATAATTTAATGAAACAAAAACAACAAGTAAATAGCTTTGCTTGGTTGTTCAAAGGGTAAAAAATGGCAGACCAAAGTAGAAATCCAAGAAATAATGTTTCTCCACTTTTTAAGGCTCTGACAAGAATCTTCTCTGGTCCGATTGTTAATTACAATCAGCGACAAGTAGCTCTTGATAGAAGAAACAATTTAAACAAGTATTCAACTAAATTCAAATCACTAGCAGGTTTAGAGTTCAAAAAAGCTCGTTATAATCCCTATGATTACATGCAAACCTCTATTATGGTTAATCACAATAGAGCAGAGCGATACTTAGACTTTGATCAAATGGAATATACACCAGAGCTAGCTTCTGCTTTGGACATTTATGCTGATGAAATGACCACTCACAGCATTTTAACTCCACTTCTAAAGATCGACTGTCACAATCAAGAAATCAAATCAATCCTAGAAGAACTTTACTATAATGTTCTCAACATTGAATCCAATCTATTCAGTTGGTGTCGTAACATGTGTAAGTATGGAGATTACTTTCTTTACTTAGATGTTGACGATGAAATGGGAATTACTTCTGTTATCGGCCTTCCAATGAGAGAAATCGAGAGGTTGGAGGGTGAAGATAAGTCTAATCCTAATTATGTCCAATTCCAATGGAATAGTGGTGGTTTGACTTTTGAAAACTGGCAAATGGCTCACTTCCGCATTTTAGGCAACGACAAGTATGCCCCTTATGGAACTTCAGTTCTAGAATCAGCTCGCCGCATTTGGAGACAATTAACTCTAATGGAAGATGCGATGATGGCTTACAGAATTGTAAGAGCCCCAGAAAGAAGAGTTTTCAAGATTGATGTTGGTGGCATTCCACCAGAAGATGTTGAACAATTTATGCAAAAGACCATAACCAACATGAAGCGACACACTCTTGTTGATGCTCAAACTGGCAACATGGATGTTCGCTATAATCCAATGTCTGTCGAAGAGGACTACTATCTCCCAGTGAGAAATGGTTCAGCAACGGCAATTGAAACTTTAGCTGGTGGTCAAAATGCTGCCGCTATTGAAGATGTAAATTACTTAAGAGACAAGCTGTTCTCAGCTATTAAGATTCCAAAGTCTTATCTTTCACAGCTAGATCAAATGCCCGAAGAGAAGACAACTCTAGCTCAAAAGGACATTCGCTTTGCTAGAACCATCCAAAGACTACAGAGATCAGTTATCGCTGAACTAGAAAAGATTGGTATTATTCACCTTTACACCCTAGGTTACAGAGGAGAAGACATTCTTTCATTTGATCTTATTCTAAACAACCCAAGTAAACTAGCCCAGATCCAAGAGCTTGAGTTTATCAAGCAGAAGTTTGAAG